GTTTCGGTCCAAAAAATTTTTTATTTTAATTTATTTTTTTTATTTGTGTGGGGGGCGTATATAGCGCTCGGGAGCCGGAGACCCTTCGGATGCTTCGGAACCCCGTGATAGAGGCAAATCCACCCTTCGGAGACCCTTCGGAGACGCTTCGGATATGGGGGGAGACCCTTCGGACGACCCTTCGCGATGGGTGTGCTGTTGACACGGGGCGCCCTTGGCACTATACCTAGTGACACACGGGGCATCGGCGCCCCCTCACCCTGGAGCCAACCCATGGCGATGATCCCGTTCCTCTCCGTCGTTGCGCTGCTCACCCAGCCCGTCGGCTCCGTGGCCAGCGCCAGGGTGCTCCACCCTGACCCAGCCGTCCGCGACGCCTGCGCCCGATGGTGCCTGGTGTACGGGGAGCTGGGTGGCCTGGTGCATCCCCGCGACGGCGGCTCTGTCGACCAGACCGCAGCGCAGTGCGTGCTCACGCGGCTGGACCTCATCTCGGCGGAAGTGAGCGCGCTCATCGACGCCTACGACAACGAGTTCCCGTGCCTCTCGGCCGGAGGTGACGCATGAACACCGACCCTACGCTCCTCGCGACCAGCGCGTTCTACCAGGACGTGCAGCCCGTGCTCTCCGCACACGTCGTGCACGAGTTCACCCACGCTGTCCAGGACACCATGGACATGCTCGACATGGTCAAAGGCGACCTGAACATCGCGGCCTGGGCTGAGCAGCTCGACATCACGTTCGACGTCTCGGTCACCCTCCATAGCACCTTGGACGGTTGGACGTGCGTGGTCGAGCAGTGCGTCGAGCGGTGGCACTCGGCCCGGGTCTGGGATGCCCTCCGCCGGGCTGAGGATGCCCCCACGCTGTCCGCGAGGATCCAGGCCAACGCGGAGCTCACCAGCGCCCTTGATCGACGTCTGGAGGCCTCTCAGCGCGTCCTGAACTCAGCCCTCGACCGGTTCGCCCGCATCTTCGACCAGGAGGCCTCATGAGCCAGGGAGCCTACACGCCTGGTCTGGTGGACCTCGACCACCCGATGTTCCAGCCTGGTGCCGAGGAGCGCCAGGTGCTGTGGGCGTCCCCCGGCACCATCTGGTCCTACCTGGAGCAGTCCAGGGCCGGGACGGCCTGGGGCTTCGACGCGCACTTCTACCGGGTGCACGTGGCGCCAGTGCCGATCAACGACTGGCGGCGGCCGCGCGGGAAGCTGTGGCTGCAGTCAAACCACGCGTTCGTCGAGATCGCACGGGCGTACGAGCCCCACGACCGCTCCCAGCACAAGCGGGCCGCAGTTCGAGCGCTGGTCACCCTGGCCATCGGTCGGAGCCTGCTAACACAGGGCCCCATGGCCCCCAGGAAAATCACACCATGACCCTGACCCACCTGGACAAAGCCCCGTTCCCCTACTTCGGCGGCAAGCGCAACGCGGCCGCGACCGTGTGGGCGCTGCTCGGTGACGTGCACCACTACGTCGAGCCTTTCTTCGGCAGCGGCGCGGTGCTGCTCTACCGCCCGCACGACGTCAACCGTCCCTACCACTCCGAGAGCGTCAACGACCTCGACGCCCTGCTGGTGAACTTCTGGCGCTCGCTCCAGCTCCACCCCGACGCGACGGCGGAGGCCGCGTCCTACCCCGTGTCTGAGGTGGACCTCATGGCACGGCACCTGGCGCTGGTGCGGTGGAAGCTCAACACGTTGCCCGAGCTGCTGCGCGCGGACCCGAGCTACTGCGACCCCGTGATGGCGGGCTGGTGGGTCTGGGGCCTGAGCGCCTGGATCGGCAGCGGGTGGTGCTACGGCACCGGCCCTTGGACCGAGGTCGAGGGCCGCATCGTCAAGCAGCCCCCGCCCAAGCGCGGCAAGGCCGCTGCGGCCGCAGAGCGCGAGCCCGGCGTCGGGATGAGGGCGCCCCAGATCCACGACGACGGCAAGGGCGTGAACAACCCCACCGCGCGCGAGCCCGGTGTCGCGGGGCAGGCGCCCCACGTCCACAACAACGGCCAGGGCGTGACCCGCCCCAACACCCGTGAGCCGGGCGTCGCGTCGGGCATCGAGGTCGTCCACCACTTCGACCCGGAGCTCCCGCCCGAGGCGTACCACCCGATGACCATGCCGGAGCTCCGGCGGTGGTTCGTGTACCTGTCCGCCAGGCTGCGGCACGTCCGGATCATGCAGGGCCCATGGCAGCGGTCCACGACGAAGGCGGTGGTTACGACCCTGTCGGTCGGGGGAAAGAAGGGCGCCTTCGCCGGGGTCTTCTTGGACCCGCCCTACGACCCGGACAAGCACGCTGGCGGCATGTACGCGGCGGGCTGCGGGGAGAAGGGCGACCAGTCCATCAGCGCCCAGGTCGAGGCGTGGTGCGTGGAGAACGGCGCCAACCCGAAGTACCGTGTCGTCGTGTCCGGCTACGGCGACGAGCACGACGCGCTGCTGGCGCTCGGCTGGACGAAGCACGAGTGGTACAAGCCGGGCTTCCTGACCGGGGGCATGGGGAACGTGGGCGGCGCGACCAACAGCCAGGCCAACCAGGACCGGTTGTGGGCGACCCCGAACTGCCTGCCCATCGGGGTCGCCGAGCCCGAAGGTTGACATCGCGCGGGGGCGTGGCTACG